AAAAATTTAGGGCTATGGACTGATAAAATAGAGGTTGATAATAAACAGGATAGATCGTCAGCAGATATAGAACATGATCTAATTGGTAAACTTAATGCAATGATAAAGAAGTAAGGCTGTAAAATAAGTTTATGGCTATTTACGATGTGCCATTAAAACTATTTACAGTATATGTTTACCCCACCTACTACCTACCACCCCTAATATAGTATGGCCCTGCTCATGCGTGTACATTGAGTGTTGCGCAAGTAAATTCATAAAATTTTACAAGGGGGGTGCCCCTTTTTTATTTTCAATACAGATGTCTATAACCCCAAATATATATAAATAAGTAAAAAAAAAATAAATGATTCCTACCCATTGACGAATTTATATAAATAGTTTATTAAAAAGATGTTTTGTTTGTTTATATAGTTATATAGTTATATATATTTATATATAGTTATAACCATATAGATGTTTAAAACCATATAGATGGTTATAACCATATAGATGGTTATAAACTAAAACAGAGGAACATTTATTGTCAGACAACGTGGTTAATATAATTGATTACAGATCTTCTGTTAAAGAAGAAAGCTGGTCAAAAGATGACAGTTCTTATTTTGAAGAAATGGAAGACCCGGTAATGATTGGTTGGGTTGTGGATGAGTTTGGTGATAAGACATTAAATATTGCCTCTGCAGTTGATACCGTAGAATGCCTGTGGATGATAGACTTAGCTAAATCAATAGTGGAAAGCCGACCTCCTAAGTGCAGGAATGATAATGAATGATTTGGCATCCATTCTTAAAGACAACTTAAAAGATATAAAAAGTTTACCGGCAAGTCAGCAAAAAGAAATACTGGCATTAATGGAAGAACTTAAATTGTCTCAAGATAAAGACGCAGCTAGAAAAAACTTTCTTCCTTTTGTTAATTTGATGTGGCCTTCTTTTATTCATGGTAGGCATCATGAAGTTATGGCAGAAGCGTTTGAACGTGTGGCTAGTGGCAAGTTAAAAAGATTAATAATTAATATGCCGCCAAGACATACTAAGTCAGAGTTTGCCAGTTATCTTTTTCCTGCTTGGTTCTTAGGGCAGTTTCCTGACAAGAAAGTTATCCAGACAGCTCACACTGCAGAGCTTTCAGTTGGCTTTGGTAGAAAGGTTCGTAACTTAATACAGAACAATGACTTCCAATCAGTGTTTCCCGGAATAGAATTATCCACAGACAGTAAAGCGGCAGGTAGATGGAACACTAACAAACGTGGAGATTACTTTGCTATAGGTGTTGGGGGTGCTGTTACTGGTAAAGGTGCGGATATTCTTATCATTGATGACCCGCATTCAGAGCAAGAAGCTACAATGGGTGAATATAACCCTGATGTTTATAATAAAGTTTACGAATGGTATACATCTGGACCTAGACAAAGACTACAACCGGGTGGTGCAATCATACTTGTGATGACAAGATGGTCTAAAAAAGATCTTACAGGGCAGATTATGACTAAATCTGTTGAAAGAGAAGGGTCTAATGAGTGGGAAGTTATACAATTGCCTGCAATTATGCCGTCAAAGAAACCATTGTGGCCTGAGTTTTGGAGTTTAAAAGAACTAGATGCGCTAAAAGCTGAATTACCAGTGGCAAAATGGAACGCACAGTACCAACAAGACCCTACATCAGAAGAAGGCGCTTTAATCAAGCGTGAATGGTGGCAGGAATGGACTAAAGAAGACTTACCACCTTGTGATTCAATTATTCAATCATGGGACACAGCCTTCTTAAAAACGCAAAGAGCGGATTATAGCGCTTGCACAACGTGGGGGGTGTTTCATGAGCCTAATCTTGACGGTATTATGCAACCAAACTTAATATTACTTGATGCATACAAGGAAAAACTAGAGTTTCCAGAATTAAAACGTGCAGCTTATGATAAATACTGGGAATTTGAGCCAGATCAAATGATTGTGGAGGCAAAAGCTTCCGGATCTCCTCTTATTTTTGAACTTAGAGCTATGGGTATACCAGTTACAGAGTTTACACCAAGTAGAGGACAGGATAAGATAGCTAGAGTGAACGCTGTTACAGATATGTTTGCTAGTGGTGTTATTTGGCACCCACCAACTAGATGGGCCGAAGAAGTTATAGAAGAATGTGCAGCTTTTCCAGCTGGAGATCATGATGACTTGGTTGACTCAACTACACAAGCACTGTTAAGATTCAGGCAGGGTGGTTGGATTAGGACAAGCATGGATGATTGGGACGATGAACCAAAATATACAAGACCAGTTGAATATTATTAGGGAAATTAAAAATGGCTATTGAAAAAACAATGACACCAATGACTAATTTTGATGATTTCAAAGAAGAAACTGAAATAACTGTAGAGGTTGAAAATCCAGAAGTCGTTTCAGTTGAAACTGAAGATGGCGGTATGATTATAGATTTTACTGGAGAGCAAGTGGATGAAATAGTTAATAAGGGCTTTGATGAAAATTTAGCTGATCAAATAGACGAAGCCGATCTGCAGTCTATGGCAAGTGAATTAATGTCAAACTTTGATTCTGACAGACAATCAAGAAGTGAATGGGCAAAGAGTTATGTTAAGGGCTTGGATCTTTTAGGAATGAAGATTGAAGAAAGACAGCAGCCTTGGGCTGGAGCTTCTGGTGTTTTCCACCCAATACTTACAGAATCCATTGTAAGATTCCAAGCTCAAGCTATGGGAGAGATTTATCCTGCGTCAGGACCCGTAAGAACAAAGATACTTGGCAAGCTGTCTGTTGAAAAAACGGAACAAGCAAAACGAGTTGAGAATGAAATGAATTATCTTCTTACAGAGGAGATGACAGAATACAGAGATGAGACTGAACAGATGCTTTTCAAGTTGCCTCTTGCAGGATCAGCCTTTAAGAAAGTTTATTATGACCCAATAATGGAAAGACCTTGCGCAATGTTTGTGCCTGCAGAAGACTTTGTTGTTTCCTATGGAGCGTCAGATCTTATGACATGTGAAAGATACACTCATGTTATGAAAAAATCAGCTAATGATATATTAAAATTACAAAACAATGGATTCTATCGTGATATAGATCTTCCTGAACCAGAGCCTGATTATTCAGATATACAAGAAAAATATGATGATTTGGATGGAGAGACAGCTACAATAGAAGATGATGATAGACATACTCTTTTAGAGATGCACGTTGACATGGAATTACCAGAACCTTTTGAAGAAGAGGATGGTATAGCTAGGCCATACGTTGTAACTATAGATAAGTCATCAAGAGAGATATTATCTATAAGAAGGAACTATTACGAAGATGACAAAAAGAAAAAGAAAAGACAATATTTCGTCCACTACAGGTATCTCCCCGGGTTGGGCTTTTACGGTACAGGACTTATACACCTCATCGGAGGACTTGCAAAAAGTGCAACCTCAATCCTCAGACAGCTTATTGATGCCGGTACGTTGTCGAATTTGCCAGCTGGTCTTAAAGCTAGGGGTCTTCGCATCAAAGGTGATGATTCACCTCTCATGCCGGGTGAGTTCCGTGACGTTGATGTCCCGGGTGGTGCAATCCGTGATGCTATTACTTTTATTCCTTACAAAGAACCGTCAGCGGTATTGTACCAATTACTCGGAAACATTGTTGACGAAGGAAGAAGAATAGGATCAGTAGCCGACATACAGGTTGGGGACATTAACGCCCAAGCGCCAGTCGGAACAACTTTAGCTTTAATGGAAAGATCAATGAAAGTCATGTCTGGAGTTCAGGCTAGGCTTCATGCTGCATTAAAAAAAGAATTAAGACTTCTTGCTAAAATAATTAATGAGTACATGGATGATCAATATGCATATGACACAGAAGGGGACTTTTCTAGATCAAAAGATTTTGATGATAGGATAGATGTAATTCCTGTTTCTGATCCAAATGCAGCAACCATGTCACAAAGAGTGATGCAGTATCAAGCAGCTTTACAGTTGGCACAACAAGCTCCTCAGTTATATGATATGGGCAAGCTTCACAGACAGATGTTAGAAGTTCTTGGTATACAAGATCCAAGTTCAATAATAAAATTACCAGAAGATATAAAGCCTTCTGATCCCGTAACAGAAAATATGGCGATGTTAAAACAAGAGCCAGTAAAAGCATTTAAGTATCAAGATCATGAAGCTCATATGAGAGTTCACATGGCTGCAGCAAACGATCCAAAACTAAAAGAAATTGTTGGTCAATCTCCTTTTGCAGGAGTAATACAAGCTGCTTTATCAGCTCATATAACAGAACATGTTGCGTTTCAATACAGAAAAGAGATAGAAAAAAATCTTGGTATTTCTATGCCTAATGAAGAAAGTCCATTACCTGAAGACGCTGAAGAGGAGTTATCAAGACTTACTGCATTAGCAGCAGAAAAATTATTAAAATCAAACACAGCTGAAGCTCAAAAAGCAGAGGCGCAGAGGCAGCAACAAGACCCATTAACTCAAATACAACAAAGAGAACTTGCTATAAAAGAAAAAGAGCTTGAGCATAAAAAGCAAATGGACATGGCAAGATTGGAACTTGATGCGCAGAAAGCGATGATGAATGATAAAAATCAAACCGAAAGACTGGAGTCTGAAAACAAAAGAGAGGGTGCGAGACTTGGTGTTGCCCTTACAAAAAATACTGCAGACTCTGATCTTCAACTTCAAAAAGTTCAAAATGAAGCTATATCAGAAGGTACGAGACTTGCTGTAGATGTAGCAAAAGAGTTAACAAGTGAGTAGAAATGACACCATTTATACGCACTTAATAAAAAAAATAAATGAGGAAATAGATGTTGTCTCTTACCATTTGGCATCCGGCAGAGCTGTTAATTTCGAGGAATATCAAAGGCTTGTTGGAAAAATCGAGGGTTTTGTGTCAGCAAGAGAATTGCTGCAAGAAGATGAAAAAAAATATATTGAAGATTAGCCCTTCCCAAATTGTCAACAGTTGTGTATATTTAAAATAAGAATATCCGGGCATAAAGCTCGCAAGGTTACTGTGAACCTAAATCACTGCAAAAAGGAACAGAGATGCTCTCTGCAAAAAAAATAGAGTTAGATGAAAAAATCGCTCGTAAGTTACCTGAACCTAAAGGCTACAAACTATTAATTGCAATTCCAAAATTAGATGAAAAAACTGATGGCGGTGTTATTATACCAGATAAATTAAAAGGGATGGAAGAAGTTGCATCTATTATCGGTTTAGTGATAGGCATGGGACCTTCTTGTTATAAAGACAAGGATAAGTTTCCTGATGGCCCTTATTGCAAAGAAGGAGATTTTGTAATATTCAGATCATATTCTGGAACTAGGTTTAAATTTAAAGGTGAAGAATTTAGGTTAATCAATGACGATACAGTGGAAGCTGTGGTTGATGATCCTAGAGGATATACGAGGGCATAATGGAAAATTCAGTAGAAAAAATAGAACAAGAAATTGATATGTCAAATGATCCTGTAGAGATAGAGGTCATTGACGATACACCTGAAGCAGACAGAAAACCAAAAAGAGATGAAAGCGTAGAGTCCAATATACCTGATGACGATGAGGTAGCAAAGTATGGGACAGACGTACAAAAAAGAATTAAGCAGCTCAAGTATGAGTATCATGAAGAGCGCAGGCAAAAAGAAGAAGCCACAAGATTAAGAGAAGAAGCCATAAGTGCAACTTCAAAACTTATGTCTGAAAATCAAAAACTAAGAAAAACACTAGACGAAGGTGAGGGAGTATTAGTTGAGCAGGCAAAAGGTAGAGTTGAGGCGCAGTTATCAAGAGCCAAGCAAGAATATAAAGAAGCTTATGAAGCTGGTGATCCAGATAAATTAGTTGAAGCACAAGAAAAGTTATCTAACATACAAAATGAAAAGTTTAGAGTTGATACTTATAAACCACCAGTAAGAGCGGTTGAACAGGAAATTCCTGTTGCTACAGCGGCTCCTGTCAAAGCTAAAGTTTCAGAGCCTTCAGGTAAGGATAAAAATTGGCTAGAGGAAAATAGTGATTGGTTCCAAAAAGAAGGCTTTGAAGATATGACAGGTTTTGCTATGGGTGTGCATCAAAAGTTAGTTGTTGCAGGAATAAACCCAAAGCTAGATACAGATGAATATTATAAAAGAATTAATGATTCTATGGAAAAATATTTTCCTGATCATTTTAAAGACAAGCATGGCGATGAGATAATAGAGGTAGAAGCACCTCAACGCCCAGCTGGTAACGTGGTTGCCCCCGTTAATCGAAGTGCAAAAAAACCACGCAAAGTGCAATTAACCTCCACCCAGATAGGACTCGCTAAACGTCTGGGAGTTACACCTGAACAATATGCAGCGCAACTATTGAAGGAGTCAATATAATGGCTAACCGAGATTCACGCATAGAAGATACAAGAGACACATCAGAACGTAAAGTAACTTGGACACAACCTAGTGCTTTGCCTGACCCGACTCCACAGGAAGGATTTGAGTTCCGTTGGATTCGCACATCATCTTTAGGTCAAGCTGATATGACAAATGTATCATCAAAATTCCGTGAAGGTTGGGAACCAGTTAAGTTTGAGGATCATCCTGAACTTAAAATAATGCCTGATATGGATTCCAGATTCAAGGGTAATGTAGAGGTTGGGGGATTGCTACTTTGCAAGAACTCAAAGGAAAACATGGATGCTCGTAGAGAACATTTCAGAGGCGTGACTGACAGTCAAATGTCCGCAGTTGATAATAACTATCTTAGAGAATCCGATCCACGTATGCCAGTTCTCAAACCAGAGAAAAGCACACGCAAAAGTTAGTATTTAAAATTTAAACTTTTAATCATAAGGAGACAGATATGTCTACAACAGCAGCTCCTTTCGGTTTAAGACCAGTAGGGAATCTTTCTGGATCGTACAATGGTGCGTTTCGTCAGTATCCAATTCTGAGTTCTGAATCAACAAGGATATGTTTCGGTGACGCTGTTAAATTAACAGATGCCGGATCAACAACCACTATCCAAAAAGATACTGGTACAGCAACAGCCACACCCATTGGAATTTTCATGGGGTGTCGTTATACAGATCTAAGTACAGGTCAAACACAATTTAGCCAAATTTGGTCAGGCACAGCCCACACCAATGGTATGGTTTATGTTATGGATGATCCTAATATTTTGTTTGAAATACAAGCAGATGGTTCTGTAAATGACGATGACTTGGCCGCTAACGCAGCTTTAGTTCAAGGCACATCAAATGCAACTTTAGGAATTTCCAGAGTTTCACTTGATATTAGCACTACCGCCACTACTACAACTTTACCAATCAGAATTGTTGATTGGAAAGGTGGGTATGACGGTGATGAATATGGCACAGCTTTTCCAATTATGGTATGTAAATGGAATACTGGTCATCAACTTGGTATCGGTGTCGTTTCTGGCGCTGCTCCATCAGCAGCTTAATAGGGAGATTATTAAATGGCTATTTCAAGAGCTCAACTCCTTAAAGAGTTGTTACCGGGTCTAAACGCACTTTTTGGTTTAGAATATCAAAAGTACGAAAACGAACATGCAGAAATCTATGACGTTGAAAATTCAGAGCGTAGCTTTGAAGAAGAAGTGAAGTTGTCAGGATTTGGTGCAGCACCAATCAAGCAAGAGGGATCGGCTATATCTTACGATACAGCTCAAGAGTCTTTTACTGCTCGATATAACCATGAAACTATTGCAATGGGATTTTCTATTACTGAAGAAGCAATGGAAGATAATTTGTATGACTCGCTTTCAGCAAGATATACAAAAGCATTAGCAAGAGCTATGGCTTATACTAAGCAGACAAAGGCAGTCTCTTTGTTGAATACTGGTTTTGATGTTTTCACAAGTGGAGATGGGGAATTCTTGTTCGATACAGATCACCCAACTGTACAAGGTGGAACCAACTCAAACAGACCTTCAACTGGTGCTGATTTGAATGAAACATCATTAGAGCAAGCTGTGATTGATATTGCTGCTTTCGTTGATGAGCGTGGACTGCTAATTGCAGCTAGACCTCGTAAGTTAATCATTCCACCTGCATTGCAATTTATTGCAACTCGTATTCTGCAATCTGATCTTAGAGTAGGAACTGCAGATAACGATCTAAATGCACTTAGAAACAATGGGTCAATACCAGAAGGCTTTACTGTTAATCATTATTTAACAGACACAAATGCTTTCTTTTTGACTACAGATGTTCCTAACGGTATGAAGATGTTTGTAAGAACTCCTATGTCAACAGCAATGGATGGGGATTTCAACACAGGTAATGTAAGATACAAAGCCCGTGAAAGATATTCATTCGGTGTTTCTGATCCATTAGGAATGTACGGATCTCCGGGTGCGTAAATAAAAATAATTAAATGGGCAACTTGTGGGTTGCCCTTTTTTTATGTATAATGAAATTATCCCTAACAGTTATATAATATAACTGACATTTGCCAAGATAGGAGACATACATGGCTAATACAACTTTTAACGGACCAGTCCGGTCCGAAGGCGGCTTTAAACAAGTAACTAAAAGCTCAACTTTAGGAACATTTACTGATAACTTTGTTATTGATACAAGTGGTAACTTAACTACAACTGGTGATGTAACTATAGATGATCAGCTTCTAGTTAAAGATGGTGGACACTTAAAGTATACTGAAGCCGCAGGATTTGCAGCTACTGACTTTATTGTTGGTAAAGGTGGATCTCTTGTTGCTACAGCAGACCCTTTCACTTCAGGAGCATCTCAATTATTTCCTTTAGGAAGTAGATTGCTTTATGGAAATACAGTTTATCGTTATGGTCAAATGGGTGCAGGAGCATTAACAGCTGGTAAGTGTGTAACTCATGCTGCATCAATAGCTCATCACTTTGATTTAGCACCAACAGCAGGCGTAGCCGCTGGTGAAACAGCAATTTCAGTTGAAACAGCAGGTACTGATATCACACTCAATCAATATGCAGGTGGATATTTGTATGTTAATGATGTTGCAGGTGAAGGTCAGATGCTTAGAATACGTTCTAATCCAGCCCATGATCACTCAGCCGATGCTTCTATTATAATTACTACTTATGATGATTTAGCTACAGCTATAACAACAAGCTCAAAGGTAACGCTTATTGCTGATCCTCTTAGTGCATTGATTGGTCAAGCTGCTACAACTACAGGCGCAACTATGGGTGTCACTGTTGTAGATATGGCTGCTACTCATTATGGTTGGTTTGCTGTTTCAGGTCCAGCTACTGTTCTTACTTCAGGAACATTAGTAGTAGGTAACCACGCTGTTCCATTAGGAGCTATAGGTGCTGTTGG